AGCACCCCCCACGCTGGACGTGGGGACTTATCCCATTTTGAAGATAAGTGGAAAGATGGGATTGGACGGAAGAAATCCGTACCAAATGGTTGAAAGATTTTCGACTCGGCCGCAGTGTAAAGAAAACACCACGCTTACACACCCCAGTTCCTGGGGACACCGTCGAGAAGAGAATAAATACCCTCTAGTTAAAAGCATCGCTGCTTATAACGCAAATGGGAATGGATACAGAAAGGATTGATCTGCGACAGAAGGACGTTACACCTTCGTCTCCATCATTTCTCAAATATCTATCTCATCATCACTCAACCAAATAATACAGATCACAAACGCCAATGGAAAGGCTGTAGGATAGGCTAGAAAAGGAGAAGCGCTCTCAGAGTTTGAAAACGCGAAGCATAAATGTTTGATTGGAATCGAGTTGCACAGGGAGGACATCGGAGAGAGTCACCGCACTGACAGCATAGATAGCTGGGAAATACCAAGCATATCCATTATTGTCGGTTTCGGGCTCTCCAACATCAATCATTACTGAAATGCGCAAATCAACGCTCGAGTGAGAACCATCAGCATTAGTTGGTTGAACACGCTCAAAGCTTATTCCGTTGGCAAATGGTAAAAAAGTAGTTTCGATGGGATTATCGATTGATCCACCGAAGAGTCCTGCCGCTAAAAGCATATTTGTCCCACTAAGGATGTCATTCTCAGCGTAACCAATTTGGAAACTAAGAGAGTAACGACCCTGTGCAAGACCGATACCGCCAATGTTGGCAGAGGAACTCTTTCGGAAAATCAGCCATGTGGCATCAGCTCCCTGAGTCTGATTACTAAAGAACAGAGGATAGACGGAATTCGTCGGCCCCGTTCCACCACTTGCGCTCAAAGCTAAATGGACTTGATCGGTAGAAATGAAGTCAGATATTATGAGTTGGGAATTAACATTGGTAGCTTCAGAAACACTGCAACAGAATTCACAGGTGTAGGCACAGGTCATATAACCAAATGCCGAACCACCTGCATAACCTTCTGTGCAGATCGCCAAAGAACCAAGTTGATACAACTCAACATTCGACTCAACATCAGATGTGAAACGCCAAAGTGAATCACACTCAATGTTTATCTCTATCGGAGACCAAATAGGCCCTGAAACATAATTTGAGAACTGTGCTAAATCTGCTGACGTTTTGACCTTATTAAAAGAAGACTCATAATCAAACGCAATCGAAAGATTTCCAGCTGTTGAAGTTGGAACAATCGGACTGTATGTGAATTTGATCTTCTTGAAACGGTACTTTGCAAATTTAGACGCTATCGTACTGAGGTAAGGAAACGTCTCCGAACTTCCAGGTGTAACCTGCCATGCGAACGATAACGGACCCAGTTCAGCTGGAAAAAGAGCAGGAGCGAGCCT